TCGATCTGCACAATATTCTTCGGCAGCCTCCCATTTCGAGGTGTTCTTAATGTAGGTCATGACTTCGTTGAGGTAACGTTTTGTTTTCTTACGGGATTTCGGTGGTTTTGTCTCCTTCTTTGGTTTGATTTCGATCAAATACTCCTTATCCTTTGTCTTGATGTAAACATCTGGAAAGTATCTATGGAGTTTTCTATCCGTTTTACATCGATATGGAACGATTATCTCCTCGCTAGACCATTCCAAAACATCAGGATTTGTGTCACACCACTTAAATACCTGTCTTTCCCACAAAGATCTAAAGATAACTTGCGTTGGATTACCTTTATACTTGTCAGGATTTTTTATTTTATATCTCCCTTTGTAAGTCATATAAATAACAATAAACCTATTTATTTATGGCAAATCCAATTAGACTCTCCAGTATAGGAAAACAAGCAAATGCGTTAGTAAGAAACGCACAATCGCAAGCTACTTCTTCTATAGATGCTGTAAAATCCTCTCTTGGGTTCAGTAAAAAGAACGCGGCCGCCAACTACCTCTCGTCTCAATCTACAGACTCATATGTTTTCCCAATCGATTTGAGGGGTCAACCAAATGTAAGCACTGTAAAATTTACCGCCTATGATAAGGGAACGGATGGAGTGAAACAACATTCTATCTTTTTCCCCTGTCCCGCAAACATATCAATCAATGATTCGGCTACATACAATATTGTAGATCTTGGTACTGTAGGTGGAGCCGTCTCTTCGGCAATGCAAAAAAGCGACAGTCTTGAGAGTTTTGCAAAAAATATCGCGGGGGAAGCAAATACTGCAAAACAAAATTTTAAAACCGGCCAAGTTTTAAACGCTGCGATACAGAAAGCTCCGCTAATACCCGATTCGATCAAGGGAGCAAGTAAACTTGCAAGTAGGTCACTCACTAATCCAAATAGCAACACAACCTTCAGTGGAAACGCTATCAGATCATTCACCTTTTCTTTTAAGATGGTTGCAAATTCAGCGGAAGAAGCAGAATTGGTTCGGAAAATTCATTCAAAGTTTCGAAAGTTTGCCTACGCAGATGCCGCAGGAACATTCCTAACATTTCCACCAACTTGGACTATTACCTTCTACAACGGAAAGGGAGAAGAAAATGAATTCATTCCCAAAATATTTTCGTGTTATCTTGTGTCAGTTGAATCTACTTTAAATTCCACAATTAATATGTTTCATGCGGATGGAGCCCCACTTGAAGTAGATATTAACATTTCATATCAAGAAACAAGAGTTCTAAATCGTAGAGATATAATTGATTTAGAAGAAGGAAGTCTTGGAATTAGTAGAGGAATTAACGAAAATGGTGTACCAAAAACATCTGGAATAGTCGATGCAAATACTAAACCGACTGAACAACTTGGGAGATTTGTATAATGGCATTTTTTCGACAATTTCCTAAAATACAATACGATCTTCAGGAGACTAATGTTTTCGCTGAGAAAGTAGATATCTACAGACATGTAGATGTTGATACAATTCGAGCTGATGATATCTCAACCTATCTTTTTTACGATATAAAAGATGGGGAAAGACCCGACGTAGTTTCCCAAAAACTTTACAATACACCTGACTACTATTGGACATTCTTTATCATAAACGATTTTCTTCAAGATGGGTTTAATGAGTGGTATAAATCATATAACGATTTTCATCGCGGATTAGAACAAGAGTATGGAGATCACGGAGCATTCTTGTTTCTCCCCAACCTTGCCACAAGTGCAACAGAAATATCAAGTGCGAATAGTCCAGAAGACAATACGCGAAATATGCTTAATGGTCTCGATCTCAACTATGATTATTTGAGATGGGTGAAGTCTGGAACTTCACCAGAGGATACCGCAAAGATTGAACGGTATGATGATTTTATGTTGCAACTTATAACACATGAAGCCTCTTCAATTAGTTTCTACGATATTGATGACAGTCCAATACCAACCGAAACATATCACTTTGGATTTTCTTCTACCGCAACGCAAGTTCAGAAAGATGCGTGGTTGAAAATATATACGGATTATCTTAAGTCCATCAATGCAATTACTGCGGATGTTGATACTCTCCTTGAAAGCGATCTTTCTTCATACACCTATACACCACTCAAAGGATATGACGAACTCTTAAACGCTCCTTACCGATTTACAACAATATACAACACGATTGACTCTCCCCTTGCTGCGGATTCTCCAGAAGAAACCAGTTACATCGGAACTTACGATGCTCTACACGCCAATCGTGGTGTAGGAAGTATAAGTAATTTTCAAAGTTGGTTCGAATATGAAAACGAAAAGAATGAAGATCGACGAAAAGTAAGATTTGTAAGACCAGAATTAATTGAAGACTTTGTTGAGGAGTATGTAAACCTGATTAATTCGTAATGGCGATTATAGGAAAGAATTTAGAGAAGGGTTCAAACGAGGCAGCAATTCCTTCTGCCTATAAACTCGAACATATCAATATCACAAATTATAGGGGTGATACTTCTGATATTAAGAACTTGGCTGTTAAAATGGAGATAACTGAAAGTCTCTATACGCAGTCATTGACTCTTAAACTCACTCTCAAGGACAGTACAAACTTAATCGAAGAATTTCCGATCATTGGCCAAGAAAAGGTTGAAGTAATAATAAGTTTTAAAAGAAAGAAAAATCCAAAGAAACCAGAAAAACCGGATATCAAAAAAATAAAACTCAACTTTTACATTACAGAGTATCCTACGTATGGTTCTACTCCATCGAACTTTTATGTTCAGGTTATCTCACTCTTTGGTATTTCTGAGCAGTCATACATTTCAAATCAAAAGAAGATATCCAGAAAATATATCAACAATACTGCTAATGAAATAGAGAAAATTCTCACCGAGGAACTGGATTTACCCTCAAAAAAATTTATAAGTTCGGAAGATGCGATTAGTTCTTCTCGTGGAATCATCTCAAATCAAAGGCCAATGGATGTGATTGAATGGTTTCGAAAACAGACTTATTCCGAGAATACATTTTCTCCATTCTTTTTCTTTCAAACACTCAACGGAAAGTTCAAACTCTTCTCACTTGCTTCTCTCATTAGTGAAGACAATAAAGTTCTTGATAGATACAAAGACTTGAGAGATGTCTTCAAAGATCCAAATACTGTCGAAGATTTTCGTCAAAGAGAAGAAAGAATCTTAAGTGTAAGTTCTGATCTCAAACTAAATAAAAGTATTCAATCGAGAAGAGGAGCCTTTGCTTCAAAAAACAATTACCTAGATTATGGTAATAAGACTTACACAAAATTCGAATACAACTATAAAAAAGACTTTTTAGATAAACCTTCCTTAGAGGGAAAGAAAATATTGTCCGATGAGTTTTTGATCGGAGACGATAAACTAACAGATTTCACTCAGGCACATTGTGAATATATTTCTGTCAACTCAAAGGCATTTGACGGAAACACTAATTATAATGATATGAGTAAAATATCTCGTCACTTCATTAATGCATACAATGCTCTGTTCAATACATTTACACACGATATACGATTAAATGGAAACTTTAAGCTCAACGCCGGGCGAAAGATAGAGTTAGAGTTTCAAAAAGCAATAGATCCTTCTGTTTATCGAGACTTTGTAAATAATCCAAAATCTCACCATAGAAATGAGTTTCTCTCGGGTAAGTATCTCATCACTTCGGCGGTTCACGAATTTGATAATGACGAGTATCACGTCAATCTTCGAGTCAAGAGGGATTCTTTTTCAATTGATGTTTAATGAGTAACTACGGGGACAGTTTTGTCGGTGGCAACTTTCTTTGGTTCACCGGAGTAGTAGAGGATGTAAACGATCCCGAAGAAATGGGTCGTTATCGTGTTCGTTGCTTTGGTTATCACACTGAGGATAAAGGTAAAATTCAAACGGAAGATCTTCCTTGGGCGAACGTGATGATGCCTGTTACGTCAGCCTCTACATCTGGTATTGGTCATTCCGCAACTGGTCTCGTTCAAGGTTCTTGGATTATTGGTTTC